TTTCGATAAAGACTCATTGGTAAACCATACTATTCCAATGAAACGCCAAACCCCAGCTTTCGATACATTGAAAACCGTTTAAGGTTTTTTTTAGCATTATTAATAAGCCTGCTTAGCAGGCTTATTTTCTTTTGGAAAATTAAAAATGAAGAAACTAAGTGCGGATCAAATCAAATCAGGCATTTTGCTTGGTAAACCAGAACAAGTAACAGTTCAAGTTCTGGTAAATGGTGAAGAATCAGAGTTTACAACCTATATTAAACCTTTTAACTATCAATCTGCTGTAGCAAATATGAAAGCATACGGAGAAAATAAAGAGGCTTTAGCAGGTATTTTAGCAAGTTGTATTACAGATGAGCATGGTGTTCCTACTTTCACTGAGGATGAAGTACGATTACACTTTAGCCAAGCATTAGTTGATATCATTTGGGTTAAAATTGTTGAAATTAATGTCATGGGAAAGCAGACATTGAAATCGACGACAGAGAAGAACTCCTCATCGAAATCGCGATCGCAACCTCAAGATCAATCGAAGAAGTCAGAACAAGCTTTACCCACAAAGAAATTAGAACCTGGGCAGCTTACCGACAAAAAAGAGGTAGCCTCAACATAGGTTTACGTTTAGAAGAAGTAATGGCAGAAATGAAACTCATGTTTGCGTCATCTAAGGGTGTAAAAGGGCTTCAAATTTATGATTATTTACCACACTTTGATAAACCACCGGCTCTTACTTTTGAACAAGAGCGTATAAATAAAATGAAAAAGTTACGCTAATTATAACTAATTAAAAAAGCACTTTTCTAAAAGTGCTTTTTTAAAATAAATTAATAACTTTTTTCTGATGTAATACTGTATGTATTTTTAGAATTATTAAATTGATATGTTTTTATTTTATTATATTTAACAAATTTATCTGTTTTTTCATCATAAATATCTCCTTTGAATTTAATTTCAATAGGGTAACTTTTTAAATAAGGTTGATCCGTTTTAACTCTATATTCACCCTTAAAGCTATAATTTAAAGGTGAGTTTTGGTCGTAAGAGCCTTCATTACTTCCTTCAACAATATCAATATTGTATCCTTGAATAGCATCATCACCTAATTTAATAAGATGTAGTAAAGTATCTGATCCGCCATCATTTGAATAGGTATATGAGTCGTCGAAGAAGCCAACATCATTTTTACCTATCTTGACAATTCTTGAAGCTAGATTTTCAATATTTAAATTAATAATTCCATATTGACTTGGTGGAGTGTATGAATTGATATTTTTAGAGACTAAATCAAAATTACCTTGATTATTTTTCTTAAAAATCATGAGGTCAGCATTACCTTCACAGGCATGACAACCTTCACTAAACTCATAGAAGTTCGAACTTTTTTCGACAAGCTTTCCGTTTTCAATTTCCCTTACTGCTTTATCAATTTCACGTTTTTCAACAAAAATTAAATATCTATCTTCACCAGAGTTATTTTTAAAGACTTCCGCGGGATGGAGTATGGCTAAATATTCTTGGCTATTTTCTTCGATTCCAATATGGGGAAGTTTAATTTCTTCTTCATCTTTACTTTCAAAAGTAGCATGAAACATAGATGGATAAAATGTACGGAATATCGATTTTGTTTCTAAATCATCTATTGTTACTGCAAAAGAATGGTTAATTAAAAAAATGAAGATAGCAGTAATAATTTTTGTTTCATTGCCTTGATTAACTCTAGTATTTGTAAAGTATGCCCAATTTAGCAAAGCAGTAACTTGAAATCTAGTTAAATCATTATTTAATCATTAACGACCGAAAGGTCGTTTTTTTTGCCTGGAGATAAGTATGGCTACAACTAACTTAGGAAGTCTAAGCATAGACCTAGTTGTTAATATTGGTAATTTTGTTGAGCCTATTAACCAGGCAGAACGTAAAGCGAAATCAGCTAGTGAAACTATTGCTCAAAGTTTCAAAACGATTGGTTCTACCATGAAATCTGTCAGTGATTTCATGAATAACCAGATTGTTGCCGGCCTCACATCGACCGTAACACGTGTAATTGATACTGGTAGTGAAATCAAAAAGTTGGCTCAGCTAGCCAACACAAGTACTTCGTCCTTTCAGTATTACGCAAAAGGTGCAGAAACTGTAGGAATTAGCATGGATAAATTTGCAAACCAGTTAAAAGGTATGCAACAAAATATCGGTAATTTCCAACAGACAGGAGCTGGTCCCTTAGCTGATTTTTTTAAAAACATTGCACCTCAAGTTGGGGTAACAATTTCTCAATTCCAAAAACTTTCAGGCCCCGATGCATTACAGCTTTATTATGATTCTCTTGTTAAAGCAAATGTTAGTCAGGAGAGTATGCGGTTTTATATGGAAGCCCTTATTTCTGGCTCGACGGCATTAATTCCTCTACTGGAAAATGGTGGAGCTGAATTTAAAAAATGGGGAGATACAGCACAAAAAGCTGGCATCATTATGGATGATGCGATGATAAAAAAATTATCGCAAGCCAAAGAAAACTTACAAATAATGGATTTGCAATGGCAGGGTGTCCAAGCCACGATGGTCAATGGAATCATGCCTGTATTTATTGCTGTCACTTCTCATATGGACACCATTACTGCAGCAGCGGTTGGTTTGGGGGCTGCCTTAAGCGTTAAACTTGCAGTACAAGGCGCTATGGTAGCCAAAGAGTTTGCCATATGGGCAATTGAAGGTGTACGTACTGTCGCAACTTTCGCAAGTGTTACAATAGCTTCATTGCAAACTGCAACTGCAATGGGTGTATTAAGAGGAGCCATGGCATTTCTTGGCGGGCCAGTGGGTTTAGGCCTTCTTGCGGTACAAGCTCTTGCTGCCGGTGCAGCTTTTCTTTTTATGAAAAATAGTAATGATGAGACTGCTAAATCTTTAAATGAACAGGGAGTTTCAATTGCTGAAATTGTTAAAAAATATCAAGAGTTAGATTCAGCTGGGCAAAGAATGCAGATGCGTGCTGAAAAAAAATCATTAGAAGAATTAAATGAAGAATATGAAAAATCGAAGAGCAAATTACTTAGTACAGCTATTGCTATTGGAGTTCTTAATGGTTCTACTTTTGAAGCATCTCAAGCTGCTCGTGATTTAGTTGTGAAATTTAGGGATGGGCAGTTAACGACTGAACAATTTGCTATTGAAATTAATAAATTATCTGGGGTGTCTGAAAAATCAAAAGCAAGAATTGATGAACAAGCAGCAGCTTCAATTAAAGTCGGTCAAGAATTTACAAAACAAAAAGAAGTTGTTGATGCCTTATCTGGAACATACAACTAAAATTGATAATGATCAGACAAAAATTCTTGATAACGACTTTCAGCGTAAAAACTATACTTTTAATATTAACGACAAGAAAAAAATTAATGGAGCAAGGCTGTTTGTTTCTAAAAATAATTTGGAAGAAATTGCAAAACGAGAGGGGCTTCCTGCTGGTCTTTTAACAGGCTTAATTGCTACCGAATCTGGTGGTGAAAATCTTACAAGTCCGACAGGCGCAACAGGACCGTTTCAAACAACCTCAATTTTTCGTAGACAACATGCTAAAATTCTAAAAGCTGGTGGGTATTCTGAAGCTGCTTATACTAAAGCAGCTTCAGCAGAATTATTAAAAGGATATGAGGCATTTGGTAACTGGTCTGATGCATTAATGGCTTATAATGGAGGCGTTGCCGGAACAAGAGCATTTAAAGCAGGTAGAATTTCAAGCCAAGTTAAAAACAAAAGTGGTCATCAGGTTATAAATGGCCAATTGTATTTGTCACCTGCTAAAGCAAAAGAAATGCAGAACTATCCGAAAACAGTATTGAAATATAGAGCTGGGGCTAACAATAGTTCTACCGTTGATGATTCAATGTTTAATCCTTCTCAAGCCGATCAGCTTAAAACTGCAGAAAATCTTATTGCTTCAACTAAAGAAAAAGCGATTAAAAAAGCTAATATTGCTGCGATTTATGCAACACCAGAGGAAAAGTTCTCAAAAGAGCATAAAGGCCGTATTGATCAAATTACTGAAACCCATGGAGGTACCCCGGAGTTTCAAAAGCTAATTGACCAAGAAAATGCCTCATATAATGCGCAGGTCTTGAAATTTAAAGCTGATAGAGAAAATGAATTTAACCAATATTTTTCTTTTGAGACAGATCGAATTAAACAAATTGAGCAGAATTATAAATATCAAAAATCACTTATCGATAGCAATGCTGACTATGAGTATGGAAAATCTAAAGATGCTTTGAAAATAAAAGAGGCATTAGACCGTAAAAAGGCCCTTGAAATCGAAGCTGTTAAAAAAGAAGAACAGCAACAAGTTCAGGCAGCCATAGCAGCTTATCTGAGTGAAACAGAGATTGTACTAAACCGTTATAAACTTGAGCGCGATGAAATTCAAAAAAACTCACAACTTACAAAAGAAACACGTGAGAAGTTATTACAAGTTAAGGACATGGCAATAGCTGATGTACTTACTAAGAATAGCCAGAAAATGGAAGACCACGCTATAAAAAGTCTTGATGTCGTATCTACAAAACGTGATCCGAATAAAGCTGCGTGGGATACTTTGCAAAATCAATATAAT